AGCAACACGTCCTCTTCTATCAGGAGTACCATTTAAGCCATTGCATAGATATACCTTATAGAACCCAGCAGAATTTAAACCTGCACCTGTTCCATCAAAGTTAGTTAATGATCCATAGTATTCATATGCTACATATGGAACCATTTTTAAATATTGTTGGTTTGAACTACCACTACTATGACTAGCTAAATAAGCTGCAATCAAAGCATCTAAGTCTGCTAGCTTAACATAGTTTGTATCTACATCAAGTGTAAGAGCAGCAAGATCAGTGACAGTTAAACAAAGCTTATTTATAATAGCTTGGACAATAGCATGAGTGTCAGAAGAACTAGTTACTCCTGTAAGACAATCAATTGCATAATCAGCATTTAGTATAGTTAATATATCATTAATAGTAAATACTTGTGCTTGTAAGCTACATATAGCTGATACTGTAGCTGTAAATAACTCTTGAGTGTTTGGTGTATGAGCAGGTAAATATAAATCAACTATAGGACAAGATATACTTAATGCAATAGCATCTCCTTCTCCTGATAATAAAGGAACCAAAGCATTCATTATGGCTTGTTCAACAGAAACTAAATTGTCTCCTGTTTCAACACCCAATGCCTCATAGTTTATACCTGTATATCTAACACATTGATCAGATACAGTTTCTACACATCCATTATAACAGGCATCACAAGGTCTTGTTGTTGTAATAGTAGAAGTTGTACTTGTAGTGGTTATATCTTCTGACATTTTATAATTTATTTATGAATTAACACTTTAACTCTACTCACCACCTGAGATGTAGTGGGAAGACCACACACCATAGCATAAGTGGGAGTACAAAGTCTATATGTTAATATTTGTTTGTAATGTAATAAATCATCAATTATCTCTCCAGGAATACAATTATTCATAGAGAAGATAATATTATTATACTGGCGATTTGCCCAGTAAGTTAATCTTTCATCAATTTGTAATAGTGTAGCAGGAATGCTAGCATCAACTACACAATCTGTTAATCTTGGTGATAACATCTTTTATTCTTTTTGTAGCAGTTTTAAGTTTGTTGTTGCATGCTGAGCATAGGCCATTAATTAATTGACAGCCACAGCCCACCTTCATACCACATCCTCTACAGTTTGCCATATTAAGGGAAATTAATTATATAGTTGTTTCCTGTACAACCACATTGGTTTGCAATAAAATAATCCAATTGTCTATTTGCTTGGATATATAATTTATTGGCTGTATCAATAGCACAGTTATTAGCTGCTGCTATAGAGCCTTGAATCATATACCAAATACTATTTAATACTACTTTCGACTGGGTTCTTATAGCTGAATCACATTCCATCATGTCAAGCTTCATAAACGCACCATCAAACTTTTCTTGAATAAGTTCAGTACGCATAATGTTCTTCTCTACAAAGTTTGTAGTAGCTGGGGCAACTGAATATTTCATGAAATATATTCCATCAGGCAATGGTGTCACTGCTGGGAATGTACTTAGTCCTAAAATAATTGAGTTGTAAACATTAAAGCTATTCACATTGAATGGAATAGAAACAGGTGTAGGAAAACCAGGAATAGTAATTTCCATAGTAGCAGCACTAACAATAGGTGGACTTGTATCATAAACAGATATATCAGCCACACCCAGCGTTTGTGTGTTGTATGTGTTGATTACTAAAAAATCTAATGTCATGGTTTTTTCTAATAAAAATGCCAGAGGACTTGAGATATCCTCTCACCCTCTGGCATAGGTTAATATGATGCTACTTTTATTCTTAAGGAATCAAAGTAGTTGTTGTTGAAGTACTAGGCCATACAGTAGTTGTAGTGCTAGTAGTTGTGATACAAGCAGTATCTCCAGCTACAGCTCCTAAACCAGCTACTAAGATAGCTTCAATTGCAGATGTTTCACTTTCAGGAACAGCAATAATTGCCATGCTATCTTCCATAATGTAATCACCCCATTGGTAAGCAGATCTATCATACTCATTGAATTTGATGTAATACAAATCATAGATTGTACCATCAGTTACCCAAGACTCAAAGTTCTCGTTGTAACCATTCATTCTGTAAAGATGCTTTAAGTAACCAGCTTGATAACTATAGAAGTTCTTCTCTAATTGTTGAACCTCAGCAGAAGTACCAACAGCATAGTTAGAACGTTGAATAATTACAGGTTGAGCTACTTTGTTGCAAGGATCATCAACAATAAAGTCAGCAGTAGTTGCAGGACCAGAGAAAATGAAAGTTCTGAAATAGAAACGATCATATTCAAAAGGGAATGCAGCAATGTCACAAGGTTGTCCATAAGCAGTTAATGGTTTACCAGTGATACGTAAGAAAGCAGATTGATCGTTACCAAGTCTTTGGAATTGATAAAACTGAGATAAGTAAATGTTGTCTGGGTTGTCACCAGGTGCATGAGCTTCTAACTTTAAGATTAATGAATCAATTAAAGCAGGAACATCAGTATCTGTACAAGGATCTCCACCACACTCACAACAAGGTGCATTAACAGTTACACTACGAGTGAAACCATTGAAGTACAATGTGTTTAAATAGCTAGAGAAGCCACGTAATGTTAATGTAACAATTTCACCACATTTTACTGTGAAGTCAACTACATCAGTTACTTGATTTACAGGAGTAGCACATCCTAAAGATTTGTACCACTCAGTTACGTTTGTTTTACAAGAAGAGCCAGTTGGACATCCAGATATTTTGTCTGAACGCTTAGATCCTTGTAAGTATGTATTTACTCTACCTTGTGCGATGTAAAAGTAAGGATAAGAAGCAATGTTACCAGCAGTAGCTACTGTGTAATCACTAGTAAAAATTCCTACTTGACCAGCTGTTAAATCTTGTGTAGAGCCAGAGCTAGGTAGAGTATTTCCTACTGGAACGACAAAGAGCGTGGTTAATGAAAAATCAGCCATTTTGATTATGTTTTAGGTTATTAAAAATTATTCGTTTGTTTGTATTCTATAGATTGAGCTTTGAACAGCACTTTGGTTTTCTGTATACATAGCCAAGTTTTGTACTGTAAGATCTAATAGTTCATCTTCTAGGTATAGTTCAAGTTCGCAATCCTGATTGAATGATGGTAATCCATCAAGCATAATATATCCTGTCTTATTTATATATTCAGGATATCTCATGTAAGAGATATATATATCCTTAGGTGTAAATGTACCATCTGTAAATATAGAAATCTCATCAGAAGATATAAAGTTGAACGTCTCTTGATATTCAAAAGAAGGTCTATAGTGAGTGTTGTTTAAGCAAAACTGTAAGTCACCATGCTTAGCCAAGTCTCTATTAATCCATATCTTTCTATCTGTGCATCTTCCTTTATCAGCTAATATATAACTATCTACATAGAACATATACTGAGGTACAAGTAGCTGTACGTTTGCAAACCATTGATTTAGTTCAGCATTCTTTATTGCTAGGGTAAGTGGTTGGTGGTTGTAAGGCTGTACAAGACTTTGTAAGTCTTCGTAACGCTTCTTAAACGCATCCATACCTAATCCAGAAACTGTGCTAAACCCATCAACTTTTTGCTTTATCAATTTGATTTGAGCTTCATTCAATGCTAGAATTTTATCTTCTACAGGAATTTCTTGATGCTCGTTAGTGGATAGTTTATTTAGTTTCTGATCAATCTTATATAATAAACTATCTACTGGGATCATAGTGCAGCTATTTTTTTACCTTTCAATTTACCTTCTAAAATTAACAATTGGTCTTGGTTATCTTCATCTGCTAAGAACTTCACTAAATCATCTTCGTCTTTAGCTATCTCAAACTCACCTTCATAAATCTTACCATTAGGTTTAGCTCTATATACTGAGTGAGCAACAGCTTGTTTAACCAAGTCTTTAATATGGAGTAAGTTTTCTTTCATATCTGCAAATCTGCTGAATACCTCAACTGGATTCAAACCTTGATATCTGCCATTCTTGAATTCAGTTTGTTTCAATAGGTTATCCACCTGATTGTAAACTGTTTCTTCTTTGGAATCATCTGACACTGGAAGACCAAGTAGACGAGCCACTTTCTTCTTCTTCTCAGGAGTCATACTATCAAACTTAACAATTGCTTTGTTGATAAGTTGTTTCTTCTTAAACATTACCTTATTCTCAATATCATCATCAGCAACATAGTACTGAATATCAGCAGGATATTCACCCCTCTCCCAAGCTTGGTAGCTAGAAGCAATTGTTGGATGAACTCTTAACCATGAGAATGCTATTTCTCGTAATGGTAATGTAAAGTCAAAATAGTTATCACCATCTAGTAACTTTACTGGTTGAACGTGCAAAGAATCATCTGTAGAAGTTGATAATCCATAGTTCCAAAATTGAGATCTTGGTCCTAAGTCAATATCACCTAATGCAGCTTCTAATCTGGTACGTACTTCTGTTACTCTTTCTATCTCCAATTCCTTTTCTAAAGGATCTTGGATTCTTTTGATGTAGCTAGCGTTAGGATCTAAGCCTGTTCTATACTGACCATCTAATTCTTTATAAGGATATTTAAAAACTCCTGTACCAGGAATTCTAGTGTATCCTTTAATAGCTAGTCCACCTTGCATTGTTTGCAATTGTGAGTTGTTGTACTCTTTCTTAATAGTAGAGATTTTTCCTATCTTACCCATATGTAGTTGTTTTTTTGTTTGGTTTATTTGCAGATGGTCCTCATTGAAGAGAACACTGTAAGGCATGAAGCCTGTACATGTCCATCTGTGTTAGAAGACTCCCCCACTGGGAGAGTGGGGGGAACATCTTCTGAGTTTTTTGCGAAACACCATTGGTGTCAGTCTTAGAATACTATTCTAAGAGGGGCATTTATTAGAATTGAGGAATTTCTTCTATCAATACTGTACGAGATAAATCTTCGATAAATACATCACAACGATCTTTCATCCAGATCTCATATCCAGGGAATTTGTTTGCAGACTGCATTCCTTGAGACTTAGCAAAACCTAAGTGGCTACGAGTTCCATCAATATAACCCCAAGTCATAGAAGGAGCACCCTTCATACGTACTTCACGAATGTTGTTAACCATAGAACCATCGCTCATAGGGCTTACATCAAATACCATGAATACAGGAGTTGATTTTTTATTTTGACCAAATTCTAAGTTTGTTTGAGGAAGATCCAACTCTTTCAAGTGAATTAACTCAACACGACCAGTCTCACGAGTAACCATTGCATCGAATGCAAAGTTGTATGTGATATGTTGGCCCTCTCCTTGCATATATCTGTTACCAGAATCTGCCATGAAAGTAAGACCAGAATTTAAAGCATCTGTTTTTAAAGCTTGTTGGAATACGTCAAAGCCAGCTTCATTAGTGTACATTTTTACACGTCTGTCTTTAACATCCACACGTCTGTAGAATAAGTCACCAAATACAGAACGAATTAAGTTCGCAGTGAACTCACCTCTGTTGTACTGTACTAAGTTACCATTGTTACGCATTCTGTGGTATACACCAGCAGATGTACGCTTTAAGTTTTGTTGAGAACCATTAGTCTTTACAGTTCCAGGCTTAGCCCAGATCATACGCTTAACTTTTAATTCTAACATAGACTTACGCATCCAGAACTCAATAAATGGTTCCCACTTAACATCGTTACGAGTTAAAGGTAATTGGTTACGTATTTGAGGAGCATATACTAAGATGTCTAAAGGTTTGCCAGAAGCATCTCTCATCATCTTGTCATCAGCCCACTCAGTGATTTTGTGCTCATAACCATATGCAGAACCTAAAGATTCAAACATTGTGATTTGCTCACCTAAACGTGGTAATCCTAATAAGTCTTGATCAAACTCACCAATAGCAGCATCAACCAATTCTAATTCAATACCTGTTTGTAAGAATGTAGAAGATACGAAATCTATAGTTGGATTATCAGTCACTAAAGTGAATGTGTATAACCATCCCATGTTCCATTGCATTGGATCTTTGATTACATAGAAACGAGGACCATACTGACGAGAACCTACAGAAACGATAGCGTTCTTAGAAAACTCATTAGTGTCTAAAACTAATTGGAACTCTTGACCATCAATACCTGGCTTATCTAAGTCAGCTGTGAAATCAGGAATGTCAATAATTTTAGGGAATTTGTAAGGAACAGCCACTTGCCATTTCCAAGCATCACTATTATTATCGATGTAATAAGGAGTGCTCTTGTTAATCATGTCCAAGAAGTCATTGCTGTACAATGAACTTTGAGTGTAAAGACTGATGATTTTCTTATCGTAATCAGCAGGCTCAGTGCTATGGAAGCTCTCTAAGTGATTTGAGTCTGTAAGTTTTCCTACAGCACGCTTATCCATAGAGGCTACTCTTGCATACGTAAAACCAGTTAAACCTGGGATTGTTTGAATTTGTGCCATTTAGTTATTTTTTAATTATTGTTTAAATTGTTTATAAAAACCATGAACTTGAATTCTTAGAACCATTTGAGGATTTTACACCACTCTTACTCACCTGTCTTGCAACCTCACCAAATAATTCATTTGACTTTTTACTAATTCCGTTCTTTTGAATTGTAGAAAGTGTTGGATCTTTTTCTAGGATTTTTAAAAGAAGAGCAACTTTCACTTTCATTTCGTGGTTCTCAGGTCTTTTTAATTCCAGAATAGACTTATCAAAATCTGTGATTGTTTCTCCAGATGTTGTTTTGTATTTATCCACCAACAGGAAATCTTGTAATTCTGCAGCTAGTTTTGGATTGATAGGAATACCATCAAATTCTTTAGCCTTCACTTTATCCTGTAGAACAGCTTGTACATTTTGTATATACTGATTTCTTATGGCTGCTTTTTGTTGTAATTCTTTTTGAGACTGTTGTTCTAATTGTTGAAGCTTTGCTGCTTCTTTCTTCACTAAAACTTTATGATGCTTTGCAGCTACGGTTTCAAGATCACCATAGTTTTTTAATCTCTCAACTTCTGTCTCAATATCTTCAGGATCAAATCCTTGATCGTTTAATGCTTGTTTTAAAACAGAGATTTGATTACGTTCCTCAGAAAGATCAAGATCTGCAAAACTTGCAATTGTATTATAAGTTCCGAAGTATTCTTTAGGATCAACTCCTTTTACAAATATGGCATCAAATGCTTGTTGATAATCTTCTCCAAATTGTCCAATGAAGTTGTTTACCACTTCAATAGCTCCTTTCTTTTTCTCAGCTTGGAATCTTTCAAGGAATTCTTCAGCATTAGTGATTGGAACATCTTCTTCATCTTCATCTTTAGAAAATACACCAAGTTTAAATAGGTCATTAGCTAGAGCACCAAATTGACTAACTTCTGGTTCTTCTTCTTCATCAGCAGGTTCTTCAACTTGTTTACCAGGAGTTTTTGTTTTGGTAGGAACTTCTTCTTCCTCTTCCTCATCATCTTCTCCTAATAAGAAATCCTGAATAGATGTTTCTTCTTTCTTTTCAGTGGGAGCTTCTTCCATAGTTTCACCTATAGACTTAGTTTTCTTAGAAGATGTTTCTTTTGGAGCAGTATCTTCAGCAGTCATTTCTTTAATATCATCAGGACTACTAGAAGCAGTGTCTGGAGACATTAGATCGTTGAGAAGTTCTGCATTTCCCATTCCCATTTCCATAGTATTCTCAATACCAAAGTTACCAAATGATTGGGGAGTGTCTAAATTTTCAGCCATAATGTAGTTGTATTTTTGGTTTTATAATGTAAATGTATATTAAAGCTAAATACCAACAAAGAGATATAACACTATATAAATCAATTTTTTGGTTAATATAGCATTAACATATTTCCATCTAATCGAGTTTGTTTGAAAAGTTGTCATTTATCAACCTATAGCTTCTAATTGGAGCTACATCTGTCAATGTAACTTGTTGAATATCAACTCCCCATTTCTTTGCTTCCACTCTTGCTTTCTTAGTTAATATGGTGTCAAGTTCTGGATCTATACATTTTTCTGCTGGTGAGGATATAACTACGTTTTTGATAATGCTCATAGTCATATCTGATAATGCATCTTGTGCATCGTACACTTCCATTAGAAACACTTTAACATCTGCTATTCTATATTTAATCACTCCTTTGACAACAAAGTTTTGTTTGTCTAATGTATATAAGGATTGTGCTGGAAGACTGATGGTTGTAACAACAACATGCTGTCTAAGTATTTCATCAAAGAATGGAATCTTAAAATAAACTCCTCCAGATAAGACTTTCTTAAACTTGCCAAATCTCATCATCACCCCTTCTTCGTAAGAAGGAATAATTACTACTGGAAGAATTTGTTCTATCCAATTTATAATAAGATCTACAAGTTTATCAAACATTATTTAGATTTTTTAGCTCTTCCTTTAGCATTCTCTTTAGCCACAGCAAGATCGTTTGCTTGGTTTTCTCTAGCCACCTGTAACTTCTCCATTTCAACTTT